CAATAAAGCTTACCATCTTTGTAGTCAAAAAGACTTTTTATATTATCTCTAGTCATACTTTATTTTTCCCAACTCTTCTTTTAACTTTTCTATATAGAGAGTCCCGTCCATAAGCTCTTCTTGCAAGTGGTTTAACCATCCTAGAAGGTCAATATCCTCTCGTTCTAGAGTAGTACCATATTTCTTATAACCTACAGCACTACGACCTGCATACTTGTCCACAACCTGTTTAACAAACCTGTCTTGAAATTCATTGTAAGCATCCATAGGGTATTCATCATGTCCTTCTTGATTATACATTGTACATTTTCTCCATCGTATCCATACTGATACGTCTTAAATCAAAGTTACCCTTCTCTACGTTATCAAGAATTACTACACCACTAGACCATTGTTGGTATTGTTGGTAAGAAGCCCAGTCAGGTTTATCTTGTACATAACAACCTACTACAACTGATTGTAGTTTTTGTCCATCTCCTGTGGTGACTTCAGCGTAATCAAATAAATGACTATGACCACTAACACAGCTTTTATGTAACTTATTAAGTTTAGACCTAGCTGCATTCACACCCCCTATAGGTTGTCCCATCAACCCACTAGCAAAGTAGTGGCTAAACAGTACGCCTTCCCTTTCAACGACCTCTAAGAAGTCGTACACCTTCCATTCATCATACCCTAGGTCATCATAAGATAGGTATCCATCTAACTCGGGTGAGCTATTACAGGCTCTCTTAATCCTATGTTCATGATTGCCTAGTGTCATAATAAGTTCAGGTGAATATACCTTATGCTTATTCTTACGTTGTTTCTGTTGTAGCTTACGTAGAGGGGCGAGGAGTAGTTTGTTGGCTTGATGTACAGCTTCTAAGTCTTTCTTGTACCGTCTACCTTCAAAGCCTTTAGTTCCTTTGTCATAGGTTGATAGAGAAGGTAAGTCAGCCCTATCACCAATGTCACATACAATATCGGGACGTTCATCTACTATCAATCTCCCTAACCAAGTAAATCTATCTAGGTGTTTGTCTTTATAGTCAGCATGACTATCAGGTATTACTAGTATCTTCGTTTTCTTGTTCTTCACGAGGCATATTCTCCACAACAGTGTCTAGACTTTCCTTAACAACAGCAGCCAACTCTAACAAACAGAGGAGTTGATTAGATACCCATTCTTCTTTAAAGTCCTGCGTCTCAATATAAGCAGCAATCTTTTCTTGTAAGGCAAGAGATTCTTCCTCATCTTCTGTGTGGTATGTAGCCACATCAACACCTACATGGTCACTTACTGTCTTCATGTAGCTATGGGCAAACTCTAATGTCTTACGCTGTAGTGTATCAAAAATAACAGCTGGCTCATATCCTAAATTAATCTCACTCATGTACTCTCCTTAGTGGGTGTCTGCCCAATTACTTCCTATTTTAGCCTCACCTTCTAGCTTACATCTAAACTTTAACTGTTCAGTTACAACACTAAAAGCATATTCTGCTAGGTGACTGACTATATCTTTATCGGTTTCTTTTACTTCTATCTGTACTTCATCATGTATATTACCTATAAACTTGAAGTCTACATTAGCTTCAGTAAGTAGTCTGTTAAGTTCTACTAAGTAATACTTCATAACATAAGCACCTGCTGATTGTAGCAAGGTGTTAAGTGCTGAATGGGGACTACGTACATACAATCTTCTACCGGATAACCCTACTAGGTATCCTCTTTTAGCGGCTTCTTTAACAGCCTTGACTAACATATTAAGACCCTTAGTCTTAGAAAGAAAAGTACGTTTTAGCCTACCTCCTTCCTTTGCTGTACCATTAACAATAGTACCTATCTTAGCGTCCCCTGCTCCGTACAAGAAGGCATAGATGAATGTTTTAGCTGCATCTCTAGTAGGCAGTCCGGCTGCTTGTTGGTTAGCTGTATGTATATCAGCTTCTAGTACAGTCCTACCATACGTACCATTATCATACCTAGCAAGGTAGTGGGATAGTGTACGTAGCTCAAGACCACTAGCATCACAACCTATCTGTACATAGCCTCTAGGCACTGTGAATAGAGACCTAGCTTCTTTACCCTTGAAGGCGCGTACACTAGGTACTTGTGCTAGGTTAGGGTCACTGTGAGTAAACCTTCCTGTAACTGTACCAAGTATGTCTGCGCTTCCATGTAGTCTATTATCTTTTTTAACAAGTCTTAACCAAGCTTTGTTCCCCTCTGCTAACTGTCCTAGTAGTTTCTTAACCTCTAGGTAGTGTAGTAGGGGTTTAGCCCAAGACCTATCACTAAACATTTCCATTAAGGTATCTGCATCTGTCTTAGGTGTACCTTTCTCAGTTAGACACCAAGACTGCTTACCATATAACGTCTCTACCCAATGTACAATATGCTTACCACTGCCCGGATTAAATATTGTTAACTCTACAGGATACCACTCACCTGTGGTCAGTACACCATTACGGAAGAAGGGGCGTTTAGGAATCTTAGCTTGTCCTTTCCTAAGTATCATAGGCTTAAAGGTTGTATGTAGCTCAAGCTCTGCTTTCTCTAAAGCCTCTACCAACTCTATATGTAGCTTACGTGCTTTGTTAACATCAAACAACCACCCGTGTACATACTGCTTTGTGATAATCTTTTGAACCTCCTGCTCTATCTCTAAAGCTTCAGGGGGTATCCACTTAGCGGTCTTACGTAGTAGGTGTTGGTATAGTTTTTCATTAACAAGCACATCTTGCTTACAATACTTAGCCATCTCTTCTGTATAAGTAGAGAAGTCTGTATGCTTACCCTTAGCTGCCCCTAGTCTCTCACCATAAGCATCTAAGGAATGTTTCCAAGACTTATCTTGGTCGTAGTAAGCAAGCTTGGCAAGTATAAGGGTGTCTACTACCCGTACGTCATCACGTACGTTTATTGTAGCTAGTTTGTTAAGTGCAGGTATATCAAACCCTAAGATGTTATGTCCTATGATAGTGGTAGCAGTGTTTAACTCCTTTACCATCTCATTAGCACTTAGGAACTTAGTGTATTGTTTGGTTTCCCTGCAATAGGTATAGCCTACATGAAAAACAGTACAGTCTAGGAGTAAGCCATTAGTTTCTATATCAAATACAAGTGTCTTACTCATATCTCTCCTTTAAAAATCAGGTGTTTGGTCAGAGAAGTTATTATCTTCTTGTACCTCATCCAAAGATATGGGGAGTAGTCTACCTGTTTCAGAATCATAAACAGCCCCTCCCATAATACCTGTTTCTCCACCTTCTCTATCTTTTAGTCTACGAATGACTCGCTTGTTCTTAGATACTGTATCTTGTTGATTGCCTTCAATACCTATAACACTATCTGATAGTTGGGCAATACTACCTGACCCTCGTAAGTGTGCGAGTCTTGTCTGTACACCATCTTCATGCCCTTTCTCCCCCGGTGGTCTCTTTAGATGGGATACTAATACCATAGCCACCCCTGTTTCTTCAACTAGGGAACGTAGCTTGGTCATAAGAACATCAATTACTCTTCGTTCATTATCTCCCATATCATCAAGACCTGAGACAACAATGCTAATGTGGTCAAGAATAATAACATCACACCCTGCTCCAACGGCAAGATACCTAAGTTTAGATAAGAGACTATCAGAATCAAGAGAGCCAAAATGATTGTAGAGATAAAGATTACCGGGTTCAATAACCTCTTCGTACGCCTTGGTAAGCTTCTGAAGATTCTCTGGGTTTTCTTTAAATCTACTCCAGTTAGTTTTTTTAATAAGTTGTTCATTTAAGTTAATCCCTATATAAGCCCTCTTACTCACATTGTTATTCTCTTCTAGAGCAACGTGTCCTACCTTGATGTTATGTGTTGTGAGTAGATGATACCCTATCTCTCTAGTAAGAGTAGATTTACCCATACCACTGCCTGACACAATAGTAGTAATAGCTCCTTTAGCTATATCTAAGTTAGGAAAAGGTGTGGTGTATACTAAGTCATGGTTATCATCGGCTAGTAAAGAGTCAAAGCCGCCTTCTGAGGCGTTTACAATACCGCTAGGTGTATATAACCTTGTTTCATAGTAATACTTTAGTACACCAGCCCTGCCCTTAGCAGTAAGGACTTCATTAAAGTCTTTGTAAGGACTTAGGTTGACTACCTTCACCTTACCCGGAGGAAACAATGTGCTACATTCTTGTACTGCCTTACGACCTGCTTCATCATTATCAAAAGCAAGAATGATTTCTTCGTAGGTGTTTAGAAACTCAATGTGTTTCTTTAAATCATTTTTAGCAGCTGAAGCACCATTATTTACACTAATAACAGGATATTTTCCGTCTAAGGCATCAGAGATAGACAAAGCATCTAACTCACCTTCGGTAATTACTATCCTCTTTCCTCCACTACGCCACAAATTCATACCAAATGGTACAGCTTCCTTAACAGAACCCTTCCAACTAAAGGTTTTGTCTTTGTACCTTAGTTTTTGAGCAACAAACTCCCCCTTAACATTGTAGTGGTTAATAATATGAGACCCATCTGTTGTTTTAAAGTATGAATATTGTTCAAATATGTTAGGTCTTATGTTACGTATGGTTGTTTTAATACCTAGTGTGTCCAAAGGACTAAATGTTTCATTTTTAAAATCTGACATCTCATAACTCTCTCCATCTAATTTCCAAGATTTCTCACAAGCAAAGCATTTCATTATCCCGTCTGTTCCCGGAACTTCTGAGGCGGCATCTGAGCTACCACAATGGGGACAGGGTACGTGTCTTAAGGTCATTTTTGTATTACCTCTACTGTGCATCTTGGATTGTCTATACAGACACTACCGAACTTATAAGTAACCGTATCAAGGTGTTGATAGTTGTCATCAGGTATGTTTCCATTCTCTACAAGTGCATCACACACATATTTATCTACAATACTACAGACGTTACTGATATCTCTTAGTCTGTTATCAGGTAGATGGAGTGTATATACAATCGTAAACTTATCGTACTTAAAATCTAGCCCCGCTTCTAATACCAACTCCTTCATAGTCTTTTTAAGATTATTATTTAGGTGGAAAGGCATATTGCGGTACAAGTTTAAGTTTAAGTAGTGTTTCTTTTTCTTCTTTACACCTGTTTCTACGAATAAAGGAACATCGAAACTTACATATCCCTCTAAAATTTTTTTAGAAAAATCCCATTCCATCGAAAGCTCCATTTAAATTAATTACTAGTCTTTCCTAGCAGTCAGGTTCAGCATGAGAAGTCCCTTGAAAACTACTCGGTTTGTGCCTTGTCAGATTCTTACGTACGCTCTCTGACTTCCATGATAAGCTTATTGCAATTCACTTATCAAGGTAGGTACTAGGTTGCAACTTGCAGAACAGCTATCCACCGAGAATCCCCAATAGACTCACATATCTACACTAATACCTACTTTGATAAGTCCTAGTTTTGTTACAGAGACACTAGGAAACTCTGAATCGGAGCGTGCTGATAACCGTATCATTCCAAGGCTACCGAACCCGCGTCCTAGTTAGAAGTCGTCACTTCCAACATCGAATGGGACATCATCATCTGTCTCATCTTCAAACCCACTATCTGAGTTACCGTATTCAACAAGCTCAATGACCTGTACCGCATAGAACTTAAGTGATACGCCTACAGTACGTGTACTTGCCATGTAGTAAGGTTTAGCCATGTATTTAATCTTAACGAGTGACCCATTACCGATAAGCTTATTCCAACCTTCTTCTTTCTTGCCATGCGCATTATAGATATCTATCTTGTTAGGCTCATCTTGGTAGTTAAGCTCAGGTAGTTTAAAGGCTAAGAACTCTTTACCTTCTTCATCTACTTTGATAAAGTCAGCTGTCATAAGAACTTTCTTATCTTTACTAACTGCTTCTTCTTCTGCCTGCTTAAGTACAGAGGTGAAGGATTCCTTGAGCTTCTC